CTGCTTAACTTCCTGCATGCCTTCGGCTACAAACTGTGCGGTTAATGCGGCAATCTCCAACTCTCTGCGAGCCTCATCTACTTGCTGACCCTGAGTCTGTTGCATGTACTGAGATACCGCCTGCTCCTTAGCACCAATCTGAACGTGCTCCATGACATGCTTTTGCAAGGACATCGCCATGGCGGGTATTTGACTAACCATAGGTGAAGAACCAAATACTAAATGCGCCATAATATGAGCGCGATGATCCTGACCTTCAAATGCCTTCAAGGGCACCGTATCCAATGCATCAATGTTTTCCTGTGCTGGATCCTTCGGTGCAGGTTCTTCATCCGGCATACGACGTAAAATACGATCCGTATCTCTTACACCCAATGCATGGTACATATCGCTATATACCTCATGCAGATTGTGTAACTCGGGAGCAGACTGAGCTAACTCTAATTTAGCCTGTGCCAACGCAATACGCTGAGCCTGACTGAAAATGTTTGGATTAGATACCGGTACCACATCTACACGATCATCAAAATCTTGAGCCTTGATAGTAGAATCACTGCCCTCTACTGCATACGGGTATTCTGGCGGTAAACTCTCTGCCATCACGCGTGACAGTAACTTGAACTCACAACGCATCGCATAATGCATACGCTTGTGTACCGCAGACATCACGCGGGACCCTTGCTCTAACATCGCTACAGTAGTACCTACCGCCGCCTGCTGATTACCATCACCCACCTTCAAATCAGTAATGGTCGCAAAACGCTGACCCGCTTGAACAACAAACCCTAGTAATTGATACAACGTCTGATCCGGACCTTTGAAAGGTAACGGCATCAACGAATCACGTATCGCGCCTCCCGGTGCATCAACATCTCTAAATTCACCCGGTTGCAATGGCTCTTCGTCATCACGAATGCGCATACCACGCGCTTTAAAGCCCGCCGGTAAATTAGATAATGTACCCGCATCAATTAACTGACGTAATGCCGCAGTCGCTGTGCGAGACAAACCACCAATTGTATGAATTAAGCCTAATCCGTAAAAACCAAATCCTGGCAAAAACTTATAGTGAACAAAATAATTAATCTTTTTCTTCGACGGATCGTCTTCTTTGTAGTTACGACGAATCGATAACACCTGACCTGTGTCTTGTGAAATCGTTACAATGTAAGGAATCTTAATGCCCGTAGCATCACCATCCTCATCCGTATCCTCAAATCCTTCTAGATCTAAATCAACGTGACACTCCATCAGATTGCAATCGTAATCAATGTCGCTGTTATACTGACCACTAATCTGCTGCTCTGCACGCTCTACCTCACCCATTGATGCTTGGGCCGCGGTCACCGGTATGTCACGATAAAACCCTGATAGCTGCTTCTTGCGCAAATCATTCATCGTAATCGTAAACACCTGCGTCACATTTGGACACGTATCTAAATCAGTGGTGTTGTAGGGAACAACTAAATTCTCTGCAGGTACAAAGCTTGATACCGCGCGATCTAATACCTCATCATAATAAACTTTCTTAAACGTACTACCCGCCAACGGCAGGTAAAATAACATCTGATCCATGTCCGGCGTGTAGTCTTCCATCACGTCTGTGATGTAGTAATTCATAAAATCACTTACGCGCTGTGCCTGCTGTTGCTTCTCCACAGACTCCTGACCAATCACCGCGGTCCGCACAGGACCACCCGGTGGTAATAATTCGTTAAATGCTTGTGCTTGGAATTGTGTGGCAGCCTCCGCCAACAAAGGATGGGTCACGCCCGTCGCACCACGGAACGGCTCTGTACGCTCCTCATAGTTTAATCCAAGTAACTCTAAACCTTCTGCATATGCATCTTCCCAGTCCTGACGACCGGCTTTGTTGCTGTCAAACTCGGATACTAATTCACTGCCTATGGACTGCAGCTCGCGAAGCGATACTTTTTCAGCTAGGTTTTCATAAAAATCGCCAGAGGTGTCCGGCATTTCGTTGGGATCAAAATCAACCGTTACACCACCGTCATCGTCTACCGAAATTTCTACCGTATCACCAAAATCATCCGTGATGAACTTGGGTTCAAATGCGTCAGGCACCTCCAGCTCAACTTCCGCGGCCAGTACCTCATCGTTTATTTGAGACGGAACGTTTTTTTCAATCGCCATATTTTTATCCGGTTAATTTCTAAACATATTCTGGGTTATTGGAGCTAATCCTGCAACTCCGTTATTGTCGGCCATAAATAATTAAATGTTCCACGTGGAACATCCCTAATAATAAACACGATTCCGCACAGTATAACCTTCATCCTCATAATCGTCACTCGGTAACTGAACAAAATTGCCCTGACGATACCGCATTAACGCCTGCGTCATACTATCCACTAAATCATCATGCATGCCATTGGGAAATGCTGCCACCTCCTCAATTAATTCGTCCGCGAACGGCGTCTCAGGGACCCACACCATACCCGCCTCAAATAACGGCGATACCGCATGTACTCGCGCTACCTTGTCCTGACCCCTACTCGGCGTGTAATTGACTACCGGTATTCCTGTCTGTCGTAACTCGTGCGTGAGCGGCGTACCGCTCGCCTTAGCCTCAATAATGACGGTGTCGGGGTCCCAAAACTCATAATGCTCAAATGCCAACGCCTTTAACTCAGGAAAATCCCATCGACCCTTCTTACTGTCTAACAAAATTAAGTTCGGTGGGCCGCCTTCCTCGGGGTAAAATACTCCCCACGTCGTTATCGCACTAAAATCCGCCGTCGTCTTCTTACTAAACGCCGTATCATAACTCTGTATCACAAACTGTAACTGAGGGACCGTCTCCCGCTGCCAACGGCGCCACCAATCCCGCGGAATGATCGCATTCTCATCACCCGTAGGATTTTGTTGATATTGAGCGTTCCACTTGTAAGGAGGTATCGATGCGCGGACCGCGATTAAATCCTCTTTAGACCAAAATTCAGGCCAACATGGAACCTCTTCAGGGGTCCCTTCGTCAAAAATTGCAGGTAACTCCACCACCTCCCACTGATCAGCCAAGGGATCCTTAGCCATCTGACGCACTAACTGACCCGTCATGTCACGCTCATCCCAACGAGTCTGGACCAATACTATCGATCCACCAGGCTGCAAACGCTGACGAGGTCCACCCGTATACCACTCCCACGCATCATCAAATCCAGAATTCGACATCGCCGTCTGCTCCGAATGAGGATCATCAATAATCACTAAATCACCACCACGGCCCGCGAGGTTCGAGCCAACACCCACCGCATAATACATCCCACCCTTGTTCGTGTCCCACCGACCAGAGGCCTTACTGTCCGCCGCTAACTTAACATCTGGGAAAATCGTCCTATATTCATCCGACTCCAACAAATTCTTCGTCTTACGACCAAAACCTACCGCAAGTTCCGTGGTGTGCGTTGCCTGAATTATCTTCATGTCAGGCTTCTGACCCATCACCCATGCGGGAAACAAGAAACTCGCAAACTCAGACTTGGTATGTCGAGGTGCCATATTGATTATTAGACGCTTGAGCTCGCCCCGCGCAACACGCTCCAGCTTCTCAGCAATAATGTGATGGTGACGACCAGCAATGAACTGCGGCCAACAGTGCCTGACAAAATCTAAAAAATTATTTTGACAAGCTTCGTGCTTCTCTATTTGCGCTAGACGAAGTTCGAGCTTGAGCATCTTCTCTTCGACCGCGGGGTTGTCTACTACTTCCATAGGGGTCCCTAATGTTTCACGTGGAACATCTTAGCATATAAGACTTTAGCACATAAACTTCATTTTAAAATTTTGTGTAATTGTTTGTGAAAAACATGCAACTGTAAGCCGAACCGACGACGCCGATCGGTGCTCAATTTTTGAGCGATTTGAACGATTTTTGAGCGACACTCTAACCTTTATTGACTAGGGGACCCGAGCACAAGCACAAGCACAAGCACAAGCCCTCGAGGCCGACTAACAGCCAGTGGTCCGGTCCCCCGGTCCCATGGTTAATTGACCAGGCACAAAAAAGCCGGCGATTAAGCCGGCCCTGTGTTGCGCTTCCCTCGAGGCGCGGTTATTAGTCCATGCGGGTGATCTTGGTTTCACCGGTGCGTGGATCGCG